CAATACAACTTTAATATCAGTACCACACACGCAATATAGAATAAAACATATATTGCGTACCATGTGTGGTCTATATGGATTTGACACGGCTTCAGCTTAAAACAGAAATGTAGTTATGTTTTTGTTCTGTAGATTTTGCCTCCACAAGCCGTGTTAGATTAATGGGGAGCTTTATGCTCCCCAATTTTTTATTGTATTCAGCTATTCTAATTCACCTTGTAGGGTGTAGGTATCATTGTATATTCCTATCTGATACAATTCTATTCCTGTGTAATCACCATCTTGACCATAAGAATACATCATGTTCTTCAACAGTGCTTCGTTAGCATATCCGTACACGATGGAATCATCTGCCCAATCGTCACGATCCATACAAGCCTTTATGCCTTCAATGGCTGTCTGTTTCACAACATCGTCTGAATCGTAACCACTCCATGCTTCGGTATCAGATATATCAACATCATAAATGACCGAATATACGTTCACACCATCTGCTTCTTCAACTTGAATATCAGAAGGGGGGTATGCCGTTGGAGCATCCGCTTCTTCTGACCCACAAGCTGCAAAGAAAATTCCCATAGCAAACACCATAATAAACATTAAGCACTTTTTCATAAGACATTCCTCCTTTAACTGTTGACAGTGTACGACAAATATGTATAATAGTCAATAGGAGGCAATGACATGACAAAAGATACAAGAGTACAAGTAAGGCTTGATAAAGAACTCTATGAAAAGGCTATGGAAAAAGCCAAAGAGGAAAACAGGACAATATCAAACCTTATTAGAACAGCATTAATTGCTTACCTGAACAACTAACTTAAAACAGGGCATTCTATCCACAACTATTCCGATAATCATAATTCTAAATAATCATTAAGAATCGGAACAGGGAAGAGGATAGAATGCACCTACCAAGAAAGGGAGGTGCATTTTTTATGTTAAAAGTCAAAATCGTTGACGGAGTAACAAAGCACAAGTTGGAAGACGAGCTGAACGAATTTCTTTCAACACTCACATCTGAAGAAGTACGCAACATCGTGTACGATTTTCCAAACTTTACAGCAGCAATTGAATATGAAAAGGAAGATGCCTGGAAGAACATGATCTGTGCCGATTGTCAGCATTGGGATGACGGAAACAGTTGTGATTCGGTCATTGGTGTTTGCCATGAATGCGGTGGCAGAAAAAGATTCAATTGCAAGGCTTGTGAAAGATTCAAGGACATAAGGGGGTAAGGTCATGAAGAAGTACAGAGTTAGAGAAGGAAGTTTCTTTGATTATTTCAGATACGGTTTTGTCGGCCTGGTCTTTGGCATGGTCATGGCAGCCGTTGCAAGTACAGTTCCGCTGTAGTTCGTTCCGTCTTTGCAAAAAATCCCACAATCTACGGAACGATTCTATAGATAGTAGTAGCAGAGGTTATCACTATACGACGATTGCTGTGGGTGGTATCAATTACAAATTATCGCATTTTTAGAGAAACAACAAACGCATACAATAAGGCATTCTTAACCACCACACGTGCTTACGTGCAACGATGCCACCTACAGAGAAAGGAGCAACTATGACACAGTACGAAAAAATACTTCAGTACATAAATGACTTTGGGAGCATATCACCAATGGAAGCATTCAGCGATCTTGGCATAACCAAACTTGCAACAAGAATCAGCGAAATGCGGAAAGACGGAATTGAGTTTGAACAGGTGTGGGAATGCTCTAAAAACAGATACGGTGATGATGTGCGCTATATGCGCTATTCAAGGAGCAAGTCATGATTTACGCACCAACATCAAGCATCTTTGATTCAGATGCTTACGGAATAAATACAGATAGTCCGGCACATCCGTCAGAAATCATTGACAACGAACTGAAGCTGAAAGACGAAATTGCCATAGAGGATGCAATCAAAGACTTCATCAAATACTTGGCAGCGGAATACTTCAACACAAGTGAATGGGATGATGAATGGTGGGATGCCTGGAGAGATAAATTTACTGAACTTATGTAAGAAAGGAGAAAACATGACATTTGAAGAATTGCAAAAGGCAAATCAATCAATTGCCACAACCAACATCAAAGGCAAAGAATATGCCGAAGTAAATCAGCGGATCAAGGCATTCCGCATGGTCTATCCTGAAGGTTGTATCAAAACAGAACTTGTTTCCAATGAAGATGGTGTGTGCGTGTTCAAAGCATGGGTTTATACAAGAACAGAAGATGGTGTTGGCACACTTCTTGGCACAGGCCATGCGTATGAACGTGAATCATCATCGTTCATCAATAAGACAAGCTACATTGAGAACTGTGAAACATCAGCCGTTGGCAGAGCATTGGGAATGTGTGGATTCGGTATTGATACTTCGGTGTGTTCTGCGGAAGAACTGAACAATGCCATAATCAATCAAGAAGCATCAAAACCAATCACCAAGTCACAAGTCAAAATCCTTGTGAGCCTTGCAGAGAAGAAGGAAAGTGACCTTTCTGATATCTGCGACTATTTCAAAGTTGGAAGGCTTGAAGAACTGACAGTGGAAGAATACGCAAAGTGCATCAGAATGCTGGAGGCTAAACAATGAAAAAGCTGTGGTCAATATTCACGGATGACATGAATAAATGTATTGTGACATCTGCCATGACAAGCATAGAACGGCACCATGTGTTCGGTGGTGCTGACCGTAAGAAGTCAGAGAAGTACGGTTTTGTTGTTCCGCTTCATTCATCGGTACATCCAAACGGTGCATACAGAACGGATGACAATTGGAAAGAGCTTGACCATTGGTTAAAACGTAAATGCCAAGAATACTTCATTGAAGTGGCACAGATTGGCACAAGGGATGATTGGTACAGAGAATTTGGACGGTTTTACGATGACCGATGTGACGAAAAGGTGTGGCTGAATGGGAGGTTTGAATGGAGGCTGTGATGGTATCAGGACAGGAACTGTTTATAGAACGTGAGAAGATAAAAAACAGCCTTTCTGCGTCATTAAAACGTGCATATGATAACGGAATTCAATACGCAGAGAAAACACGTTCATATCGCATTCTGTTGCGTCAGACGATGCTTCAGTTAGAAGCCGATGGTGCAAAAGCAACCACATTGAAGGACATTGCAAAAGGCGCAGACGATGTGGCACAGGCAGAGTTTGAAATGATGGTTGCTGAAGTATCCTACAGGGCATCCAACGAGAACATCATGGCACAGAAAAAGCTGTTTGAGAGCATTGAGGCAGACATCAAAAGAGAATACTACAAAGGAGAGTGATGGCATGGCAAACATCAAGTGCAACTATGTTCGGTATCGGTGCGTTGATGGCACTTATACGCACAATTGGGATATTTGTGAACACCATGACACTATGGGTGGAGAATATGACGAATTATGCGAATACGCAGACAGTACACCAAGAACGCTTTCTTGGGAGCCGAGAATGTGTGAAATCCCATTAGAGTGCCGTCATTTATATAAAGAAAATGTGAGATTTGAAAAGAGTGTTAAATCATTTGAGCTTGATGAAACATTTTTAACAATTGGAAGAACAATAATAGATACGGACAGAATTGAATATCTTTCAATAGATGGGGAAGAAGTTATTAAAGAAGGAGAACGAATTAAGTAAGGAGAGTGATGGATCGTGGAGAGACTAAAATGCCCTTGCGTGAATTGGTATCCTGAATCATTCATGGCTGGTACAAGGAAGATGACCAATGAAGAAGTTGGCATCTATATCAGAGCATTGAACAATCAATTCATTGAAGGCGGTATAGAAGCTGACGAATACAAGTCATTTCCGGCAAAGGTCAAAAAGAAGTTCACAAAGAAAGGTGACCTGTACGTCAATGAACGCATGGAGTATGAGAAAAACCGCAAGAAGAAGTACGCAGCATCCAGGCAGAACAACTTGAACTATCACGGCATGACAAAAGCAGAATGGGAGGCTTTGCCGTTGGAAGAACGGATGCGATATATAGACCCATAAGGCACTCCATATGGAACACCATATGGGAAACCATATCATGCTTCATATGACAGTTCATATGGCTCACCATATGGAAGCCCATATGATAAATATAACAATAGATAGAACAATAATAATAGTTATAACTATATATAAATAAGGAGTAATAGAATATGGCAATCAAGATAGAAGGCAAAGGCCGAGTGTGGGCAAAAGAGCATGAAGGCTGGACATCCTACACTATAGGCATATCAAACAAAAACCAAGACGGTACATGGATAAACGCATATCAGCAAGTAAGGTTTCGCAAGAATGTGAAAGTGCCAAACGGAACAGATATTGAATTTGTGGCATTTCCAACAGTGAAGAAAGGCGATCCGTACAACACAGTTCTGTGGCAGATAACCGAATACAGGAATGTTGGAAACGAGATGGCTGCTCCGGCACCTGAAGAAAGTTATACGGCACTCACAAACGATGATATTCCGTTTTAAGGGGGAATAAATGGCTATCAAAGGTATTTTATCAAACACGTTATGTTGGAAGTGTAAAAGGGCAACAGACAGCTCCTGTAGTTGGAGCAAGGAATTCAAGCCTGTAGAAGGTTGGGAGGCTGTGGAAACCACCATCAAAGGGCAGAGCTACAGAAACACCTACAGGGTGAAGAAGTGCCCTAAATTCATAAGGGGGTAAACATGGAGAACAAAAAAGAATACAGGGAGCAACTTGTAGAACAAGTTCGTGCGACAGGCCTTTATATTCTAAAACACGCAGATGAAATAGTTGACCGTGCAGACCTTAAGGTTGGTTTAACAATCACCATCACTTATGAATTTAATGATGTGCCAACAATAGAGATAACACAAAGTCATTTCATGCGTGAAGTGATGGAGGCGCAAAGTGGTAAATAGCAGAAACAAAGGCGCATCATACGAAAGACACGTTTCCGGACTATTCAAGGCAGAAGGCTACGATGCAAGAAGAGGCCAGCAATTCTGTGGGATTAATGGTGATGCTGACGTTATCGGCATTCCAGGCATACACATAGAATGCAAAGCGGTTGAACGGCTGAACTTGTATGATGCTATGGCACAAGCCAAAAGGGATGCAAGGGAAGGTGAACTTCCTGTGGTGATCCACAAAAAGAACTACTGTGCAGACCTTGTGACGATGACATTTGAAGATTGGATAAAACTATATCGTGAATATGAACTGAACATGAAAGGAGAGTGAAATGCTAACAATAATGACAACAAAGAACTTCCTTAACGCAATAGATGATGCGTATGCAAAGGGGGTATGTGCCGGAACTATGCAGCAGAAGCTGACGGATCACGAAGACCAAAACAGAAGGCTTGAAGATATGTTGCATAAAGGAAAAGAAATAGGAATGAAGGAAGGCCTGGAGGAAGGTTTCAGAAAAGGCTACCATCAAGGCTTTGATGATGGAGCATTTGACGAAAGGTGCAAGATCGGTGAAATTGACCTTCCTGTGGTAGATGATATTGACGAAGCATTGGAGGAAGAATAATGAGAATAGGAACATACACAATGAGAAAGTACATCGTTGATGATGTGCCTGAAGATAAGCTGTACAAGGTCATTGAAGAAATGACAAAGAAGTTTGGTGATGTGACAGTAGAAAAGATCTATGATGGCACGTTTGATGTAACGGCAGAAGTATTCGTATCAAGTAAATGGAAAGAGGCATAACAATGAATTTCATATACAAAGTAAAAATATCATACAGGGGTGAATACACCTTTGCAAACAAGTTTGATGCTTTACGATTCGCAGAACTTGCGAAAGGGCATCAGGACGAAGACGAAGAGGTAACTATCACCATAGAAAGGGAAAAAGAATGACAGACATTATTACATACTGTGATGTAAACACTTGCGAAGATTGCCCAAGATACGGTGACGATTGTGACGGAAGAGGTGAAGAAGAATGACAAAGAATGAAGCAATTAATATTTTAGAAGAAAGATATATACACAATTCAACAGGTGAAGATGATGAATATGCTATTGCTGTAAACACGGCTTTAGATATGGCAATAAATGCTCTAAAAGAACAAGCAGAGTGGAAGTATGTAGAGAAAGACGGAAACCCAAAAGAAATGGGGTCATATTACTGCCTTGTCGTTGCACCTTCAGAGTATAACGGCAAAACAATCCCGTATTACGAGTATGACACAAGATGGCTTGGAGAAGGCGAAACGGCACAAGGCTGGAAGATGGACGGACAGCCAGATAGCGGACTTGTCTGGACAGAACAAACCGGCAGTATGAAAGGCGAACAGGTATATGCGTGGCGAGAACTGCCAGACACAGAAACGTGCTTAATAGATCCGCAAGCGTTTGAAAGACTTTGCAAGATTAAGTGATACCACCGGAGTAATCCGTTGATATACCAGTGGTCGGGTCGCTCCCGAATGATGTGAGAGTAAGCAGAGCACCTCACAGAGAATGACAATGCCGAGAAGAGGTTGACTACAACGATGTCGGTAGCAATGTAATGAGGACAAATCCTTCCTTTCTCGGAACTGCACATAAGATAATACCGCCCGAAAGGGGAGAGAAAGCAAACTCATTAAAACGAGGATGGTGAAGCATGACGATGATTGAGATACCGCTGAAACGTAGAGGAATAATTTACTGTTCAGACTGCAAATACAAACGTCTGTATGACGAAGGTGATACAAAGTATTACTACTGCGCCCTTGAGGACAGACCAAATAGGAACTGGAGCGTGGACGACACGGACTACTGTTCGTGGGGAGAAGAAAGCGAGGCAGAGGAATGTGGATAGTTACTAAATACACTATTGGATTCTCATATCCGCAGGACTATGAAGCGGAGAGGAAATTCAAGGAATCAAACAACATAGACGGTTGGGCGTGCCATGCTTCAACATTAGCATCATCATACACAAAAGAATCAATATACGACTTGGGAAGCAGAGTAGACGCCCAAGCGGTTGTCGAAGAAAACCTGCCGAACCCTAATAATTTTTGCAAAAACCAACTGATAACTTGTAGCAGGGTAAACGAGTGTAACGGTGTTTGTCCGTTTGAAGAGGCACTCAAGAAAAGCGAGGTAGAGGAATGACACAGACGTTTATGCAAAAGGTGTTTGAACGAATACGCCCGATTCTTCGAAAGATAACAGGACATAAATATGGTTGTTGTGACAGATGGGCAAGATGTTCAAGATGCAAATATGTCAAGGGCGGTGATACAGAATGAACAGAGAAGAAGCAATCGATGAATTAAAACTTTTAAGGGAATCAGCCGTACCGTGGCAAGTCCCATATTTGTTAGAAGCCATAGACCTGGCAATAGAAGCACTATCGGAGGACATATCAGAGGACGGCACACTCACCGTAAAAGTGAAAGACGGCTCAAAGGTCAACAGGGTGCTTGTGTGGGGAGACAACATTTTTGGCGGTCTGTATTATCCCGACGAGGGCAACGTGCAAAATATGCACAATGGAATGGACATAGAGCAAGCCGTAGAGTGGTGCAAAGATTGTCAGCACAACGAAGTATGCAGATATTATCCATACGATGGATGTCAGTTTAAGGATACGTCAGAGCGACCAAAGGGCGAGTGGGAAGAATATACAGACTGCGAGGGCAAGACAAGAACAATAACTTGTAGCGAGTGCGGTTGGGAGGAACACTCATGGATAGATACAAACTACTGCCCAAACTGTGGTGCAAAGATGGGTGGTGATGGTGAATGATAAGCAGTGCAGTTATAGTTGGATTGGTTGCATGGAACATATATATAATATATGAATTGCGAGATCAAATAGAAGAATTAAGAAAATGCCAAGACCAATTATTTATGAGAATTGCAATCAACGAAATTCAAAGAAACACAGCACCAGCAAGAAATAAAAACAAGGACGGTGATACCAAATGATAATCGGTTTCATCATCGGCTTGGTAGTAGGCGCAATGTTTGGAGTGTTCACGATGGCAATTCTGATAGCTGGTGACGAAAGGAGAAGACCATGAGGTTAGTGACAAGAAGAAAGTGCGACACGGCAATGAGGCGGTCAAAGGAAAAGTGCAACACATCAAACCATACTTGGTGGAAGTGTACAAAGGAATGTTCAACCTGTATATGCGGAATGTACCAAACTGAAGAAGGGGATTGGCATCACAACAACCTAATAAGCAAACAAAAGCTGAAGGGATAAACAATGAACGCAAAGGATTATTTACTTGAATACAAACGAATAGACGCAAGGGTAAGGATACTCCAGGCAGAAGTTGAAAAGCTGCGGGCAGATGCGGAAGGCATGAGCATCAACCTTGACGGTATGCCGAGAAGCTCCGGCAAGTCTGACAAGATCGCAAGACTTGCAATACAACTTGCTTCATACGAAACACAACTTGCTGACGAACTGTCGCACCTTTGGTCAAAGCGGATGGAGATAGTTGGAGAACTGTCAAAGCTGAAAAATCCGAAGCACTTCACCATTCTGCATTCAAAGTATATTGAAGGCAAGACTTGGGAAAGGATAGCTGTGGACATGGACATAACATGGAGGCATTGCTATCGGCTGCATGGGTCAGCATTGGCAGAGTTTGAAAAAATACTGAACAAATAGTGAAATGTCATGGTATGTCAGTAAATAAATGTGTTATATATAAACTGTCTTAAAAGACATTGGATCACACTCCTTTCTTAAGATAGTTGTTCAGGGCAAAGGCCACATGGGAAACCGTGTGGCTTTTGTATTTGTGGAGGTCAATATGGCAGAGAAAAAAACAACAAAGAAGAATACAAAGAAAGTCACATACAGAGATAAGAAGTTTACCGTAATGGAAGAAGTAAACGGAAGACTAAAGCTGACAGATGGTGTCATTCACTTTTGGGTAAAGGCTGACAAGGTTGAAAGAAACTAAAGCATTCTATCATTCACAGGCATGGAAGAACACAAGACGGAACTACAGGCAAAGTGTTGGCGGTCTGTGTGAAAGATGCCTGGCAAAAGGAATGATAGTACCAGCAGAGATAGTACACCACAAGATACCATTGACAGCTGACAACATGAATGACCTGAACATATCTTTGTCATGGAAGAACTTACAAGCACTGTGCAGACAATGCCATGCTGAAGTACATGATGATATGTATGCTGAACGTACAGGAAGAAGATACAAGATAGATCGCAGCGGTCATGTTGTTATAAGAGATAACGCAGAATGATTTACATCCCCCTTGATGCAGAATTGAATCAGCGGTGGGGTCAC